CCAAAGTGTATAGATGAACAATCCCAACCTTTTCAAGCTCAGAAATTAATACGCGTTGTAGTCTCTGAATGGTTCTCGCAAATCTGATGTCTTTTTGTGCGAGAGTTGTTTTGTCTTCAGTTCCAGCTCCTTCTCCCATTGATAGATAAGATTGAGGAACCTTCAATGCTGAGAACAATTTGTCTCGAAGATACTTAACGTCTTCGATCTGTGCCGTGAATGCTCCACCAGGAAGGTTGGTAATGTCCGTAGAGCTCTGTCCGCCTTTAATAGGGATAAAGTAGTCCTCTTCGATGGAAAGTGGATTATAACGCAAATCTACACGTCCTGTGGTTGGATCAACAACTTGATGACGCTTCATCTGAGTCATGACTTTCTGCATGTATTGCTCAACGTCTTGAGGAGCAATGCCACCAACATCAATTTTAAATATACGTCGCTCTGGTGACCTTGTAATGCGATAGGCCATCATTGCGTCCTCTAAGAGCGTAAGTTGTCTCCAGATGCGTCTGGAGGGCTCTAAGACACTTGTTCCATAGGGAGCATGTTTGTCATGACCTAGAACTCTGAAGTGTGCTATCTGCCAGTTCTCCAAAGTTAAGCCGGCATTGTTCCACTGAAACTGAACGTAATTTGGATTTGTTGGATCCTCTCCTTCAAGTCTCTCAACTTCTTGAGGAGGAAGCCCAATACAATTTTGAATTCCTTTCTGCTCATCGATGTCAAGATACACGAAAAGATCTCCATACTTACACATGGTTCTTGCCCAACCGAAGAGGTTGTGTTCTACGTTCATGATATCATAGTACAGAGCGTGAAGCATATATTTGATCTCATCGTTAGGACATTTGATGTGAAGCATTGGAGTCAAAGCAGAATGAGTTGTCATCTCATCGGCGTAGATATCAAGAGATGAGGCGATCTCAGGTGTAAATTCCATTTGGTCGAAATCAACATAACGCTCTGCTCGGTTTCTGTTGGAGATCATGTTGAGCGTCATGATGTTCATTGGGTTGTATTCAGTCTTTTTGAACTGTTGTCCCGATGCTGATTTGAAACGTTTTGCGTATACGTCTAGATGCCGTCTTCTTAATTGCCTCCCCGACTGAGTTCTTCTTTGAGTGATCGGACCAGAAAACATTCTGGTGAGAGTTTTAAACAAATCATTTTGATTGTTATTCGGGTTTCTATCATTACGGGCCATAATCTATCCTTTGTATATCCACAAAAATTCTTTTGTCTTTTTGATTTCCTCCTCGTGTTTTTCATTGAATGTTTCATTATAAAAATTTTGGCCTTTGATTTGAGTATTCATCGTCGTAGTGCTTTTGAATAATCCCCCGAGCATCGCTTTCTTGTACGCCATGTCTTTTTCGTTTTCTGAGAGTGCTGTGTCACGCACCCAACAGCCAATTGCCAAAGACATTACAAGATCATCATTGTATGAACGCATAGCTTGAGGTTTACCATTGTGCCAAATAAATGTTTTCAATTCATGAAATACACGATTGGAATGTATATTAATTAGTTTGTTCCTAACGTACTCCTCTAATTTGGCAACAATAAGTGGCCGAGTCTTTGTTGAGGTTGTAAAACCTAGAACTGCTCGGTCGTCGTGTTCTCCCAAATAGCTTTCGACATACTCATGAGTAGATTTGATAGAATAGTATAATTTTTTATAGCCCATGTCTTTGAGCTTCTCGAGAACAGCAATCCCGATACCATTGTTCTCAACGACTAGCAAACATGTTCCGTACTCTGTACCTGCTGAGAATAAAATGCTTGAATACATGTCTAGGTCTGGTTTGCCTTGATATTCAGCAACCACTGTCATATTATCTATTCTTAAAACGTGAAAGCAGGAGAAGTCGCTACCATCCCCTCTCGCAACATCGGCTACAAGAAGATAAGGGACGCCCTCTTGATGTTTTTCCCAGATCCAGTAATTTCTGTCATAGCCTGTTCTATATTCTGGATCTCGGATGAATTCATACATACGCTGCAAATCTTCTGGGTTAATAACAGTTTCCCCGGAAGCATTAAAAGAACATTCAAGCTCTTGTGCGATTTCTCGCTTTGACATGTTTGTAGTCTCTTTGTCAAACCAGGCTTGGTCTCTGTCGGGATGAACGTTCCACATTAGTTTTATAGGATGAAAATCATTGGATCCTGTCTCTGCTTCAGAATAAGTTTTGTGAAACCAATTTCCAACGCCGTTAGGAGTGCTGAGAGCGATACAGCGGCCTCCTGTTGAAAGAGTAGGGTAAAGACCCGTCCAAAGATCATCAAAGCCTTCAACGAACGCTGCCTCGTCTACAATAAGCAACGACAATGCTTCCGAACGACCAGCATCTCCAGATGTAGATGCAGCCTTAACCATTGATCCGTTTGACAATTCAAATGATTGCCTATTATCAACCGTGATCTTTGCAATCAACATAAAAGAAGGAAGATTCTTAAAGATCATCTTTACCTTCTTGATTAAGTTTGTTGCTGTGGATAGTTTGGTTGCGATAACGAGAACGTTCTTTTCTCGATGAAACAACATGAACCAAGCAACATAGGCAGCGGAGATTGTCGAGATCCCAAGCTGCCTTGCTTTTAAAATAACATTGAAACGATAATCATTAAAGTCCTTCAGTAGATCTCTTTGATATTCAAAGGTCTTAAATGGAATTTGACCTTTAAGAGGATGCGAGATCTTACAATAGTTATCAATAAAATATTGAGGATCTTTTCCGCATCTTACAAGTTCTTTAACGATTTCATTTTTCGTGAGCTTCATTTAAAACTCTTGTTATCTTTTTTTCAAATGTTGAATTTTCGGATGGTCCTTATCCATTGTGGGCCAATAAGGGTCAGATATCGCACCTACCTCATATGCATATTGGTAGGCTTCCATGAATTCTTCATATCCAATTACCATTTGTTCAATTGCCGCTTTTACTTCTTCAATTGACCGAAATGAAACTCCTCTGGTTTCAGGCCAGTTTGAGCAAAATTCCGGAATCACTTGAGTATAGTTGTGAATTTTGAACGTTCCATCCTCTTCATGAGACACTTGGAGATGAAAGGGGCCATCTTCATAAGATTCATCTGGGTATTTATGTTCAAATTTCTTACTAGAGATTCTATCTAGGTCTCCAACAATGTTGGTACCAATACCAGCAAAGTAAAAACCCATTGGCTTAAGTTGAGCGAGCTCTGGTGACTCACTGCCCTCATTTAGGACTTTGCGCATCTCTTCCTTGATGATTCTTTTTAATGTTTCTTTTGTTAGTTTCATTTTTGATTATCCCCAGGTTTAATGAATTCATTTTGAGGACGCTTTGCTTTTGCGGTTTCCAAAAACTTTTTTGTAATGTCTCGGACATTTGGTTCTGAAGGTTGTCCAATTTGATCCATTGTTAGTCCGCCAATCTTATAGTGTTGATAGGCTTGAACGAATGTACGAACGCGAGAAGTCGTTTGAACGATAATTTGAGGATCACCCTTTTCTGTTAAGGAGATAGATTTACCAGTGACAACTTTATATTCCTTTTGCAAGAATTTCTTAACTTCATTGATTGTTTGAATGATTTCGTTTTCAAACCTGTCGTCCTTCAAGTTCTTCATCATAACATCAGATTGATAGTTGATGATCATTGAGTCACCATAGAACTTCACTTTAAAGCCGTCGATACAACGCTTGTCAAGAAGGGGAATGCCTTCTTCTCTTTTCAGTCCAGTTTTGCGAACTTGACCATCAAGGGAGTAATTTTCCATATGTCCGCCGTCATAAGCGTTGGCAGCGGCTTGAGAAAGCCCTTGGATAATTTCCAATGTTTCTTTACTCATATTACATTCCTCTTTGTTTTCTCTTTTCTCTTCTCAGATCATTGGTTCTACCTATATAATGATCATTTGCTGCTTTTCTTAATTCTGGATTGTCGCCATACTTATTTCTCAAGGCATCTGAATATTCATTATCGTTTAGAGAGGTGATGCCATAAAAGTCATCAAAAGCTTTTAGGTTTTCTTCGCTTTCAATGCCAAAATCATAGTCATCGAATTTTGAAGCATCTTGATGATGTCGGTCGGCCATTTTTATCATATCACTTTGTGAAAGAAATTCTCTATACTTTTCAATATAAGATGGGTCACCACCAAGAGCTGAAATTAATTCTCTAGCCTGCTCTATAGAGCTCGGATCGCCACTGAGGATGAGATCATCAAGTTTAGCAACATACCGATCGGGAATATTATTGCCGGGCCACGGTCTAGTTAAGGATTCTTTCATAATATTATCAAGCTCTTCTTTGATGATTCGCTTCAGTGTTTGTTTGTTAAGTTTCATAAATTTGCTCCCCCAGCATTTATTATAAATAGTTTTCTTTTATGTGTTTGAGCAGAGCATCAACTCTTCCTCTACCAGCTGGAGTAAGTAGATCTGGGTGTTGCTCAAGTCTTGACTCCACTGTTGCAATATGTTGCTCCATTGTGCCACCTCTACTATCTTGACCTTCTAGAATGTGTTGTCCTATAAACTTAAGATAAAGTCCAACATTAACCTTGGAGTGGTTATAGTATCTATTTCCGTAACTGTCTTCTAGACTTCTTAAGGCAAACAAGATAAAATTTGGTGGCTTGCTGTCTGTCTTGATGTTGTTCATAACAAGATCATACTCTTCTTGATATTCATCACCGCCTTCCATTTCATTCATGACTGTTTGAAGTTCTTCTTTGATGATTCTTTTTAATGTTTCTTTATTAAGTTTCACTTGTTTGGTCTCCAACCTTTTTTCCACCTTTCTTCTCGACCTTCCACCCATTGAATGTAGCACCTGAAACAACAATCAAATTTTGTCATATATAAATCGTCGACAGATTTGAATGAATAAGTATTGCAAGTCGGGCATGAACGCTCGGATTCTCTATTAAGTAGTTCTTTTGATATTAAAACACCATCAACATCTACAGTTTCACTTTCGTTCTTTTCGTAGCGATAATTTTGCTTTAGTTCTTTAAGATACTCTTTTTCTTTTTCATCGTCCCATTTTGACTTTGGGTTCGCCACCGTTTCTTTTCCGAATTTTTCGGCAATGGCTTTTTCAACCTTAACGGCATAATTTGGATCTTTAGTTTTCATAATCCCACCTATCTGTTTCACCTAATCTATCTCCGCCATCTTCATGAGTAATTCTTTCCGGAAAGAAAACTTTTTTAACATATACCGGTATATGTGGTGTGCTTATTAGCATGCTTACTCCATAGTTTTATTTAAAGCATAAACAGTTGCAACTGATGCTCCTGTGCCAATCGCAAATCCTCCGAAGAAAGCCCACATTGCTCTTTGAGGTTTTGATTGTGCTCTTAGGACTTTAAGCTCCTCTTCTTTGATCTCCATCAGGTTTGTGTGCTTATAATCAAGCGAATCATATTTCGCCTGAAGAACATCGAGTTCGTATTGCTTGTCGGCAATCTTAATACTGCACTCAAGGTCATTTTTGATTTCGCATTCGCTGACATCAAATTCGCATTGAGAGATCATTGTGGCAATCGCTTCATCATTGAGAAGCCGACCATCAAAAGATGCCTGCTCTCCTGCTTTAAGTTTTTCAAACTGAGGCTCGGCTAACGCTGAGGCTATTAAATAAAATAAAATCATTTCTTCTCCGTTATGCCAAACTCACTTAATTCATCATCGATGTCGTCAGGGTTATCGAGCAATTCTTTTTTGCGTTTTTCCTTTGCCTGTTCGGCATCTTTGGTCTTTTTTCCTGCTTCTTCATGAGCTTTCTTGACAGACTCGGAATGTTTTTTACCAGCTTTTTCAATGCCATCAGCTTTGATATTCCCAGCGGTCTCAATAACTTCGTCTTTTTTTTCTTCAAGCTCTTTCAGTTTTTTGTTTGCTTTTGCTTGTTTTGCTCTTGCAAATAACACAGAAAGCCCCAAGGTGCTGATAACACCGAGGAGCCATTTCCAGTTTTCTTTAAGCCAAATCATTAGCTTCTCCAAACTTTAGCGAAGTCAATGGCGGTTTGACCACCGATATAAGTCATAGCAATCATGCCCCAAGTGTCAGCGTCAAGACCAACGTTCCAATACAATAACCCAGTAGCAACGCCAAAAACGAGCAGCTTGCGAGAAACAATTCTTTCTTGTAACGCATCCATCAATCCTTTATCTTTTCTATCTAGATAAAGAGCCTTTTGAAGATCATCTTTGTGA